AGTGAACAAACATTTGCTCCAAGAACTGCTGGTCTTTTGCAACCTTCACATATTCATAGCGACCATTGCCAAAGATGTTTGCAAAATACATTGCCTTTACCCCAGAAATTTCTAGGTAAAGCTGTAGCTGTGGCATGTATCTTTCAAGCTGGCTTCGCATTGTGGCGCGGTCATTTGTGTGCTTGCACTCCAAACCATACCTCTCACCGCGCATCATAAACTCAGCGTCAAGCGTTGCCCGGCACGGCACACCATTCCATTTGTAGTGGTATCTCTGTTCATGCGTGGCTGCATTGGGGTCTTTGAAGCACTCGACTTGCATGTGCTTTTGAAACCACCTGATATTAAACTCCTCAGTCCAAACGCCAAGCTGAACAGGCAGAACACCAGACAAGTCAACGCTATCTTTATAGCCCATTTTCTCTCGCCAAAGGTCGTGCCAATCACCGTCCATAATTCGCAAGGCACAACTGCCGCCGATAGATGCTTTTCTGATTTCGTTATCTCTACTCATTTGCCTTCCTTTCAATACAAATTAGGTCAGTTCGTATCAGTTTGTCCAGTCTTTTTATGAAAAAACCCAGACCTTAAATCAATCCCAAGAATCTCTTCGGCTATCTCTTCGTCTAATTCACCTATCAATTCTTGTATGTCATCTATTCGAGACCTGTAATCTTGCAGTTTGCTTTTAAAGTTATCCATTGTTCAATAACCTTTCTTTTGCTTTTTCTGGTATGCGGCACAGCACCTTTGCCATGTGGCTGTTGCCCAGTTCTTTCTTGGTGCGTTCAATCGCTGCGTCACACTTCTCGATTGTCCAGCCTTGACTAGCCGGGTCGGCCTTTGATGTTGACGGTCTTTCACCTTCTTTCACTGGCTTGGACAGCCTGTCCCATGTTGCGTTAGTCTTGTTTTGCATTGCAACGTAATCGCCATTCACCTTCCCTGCCTGCTTGGCAACAAGGGAGGGGGTAAACCAGATGCGGAAGTCATGTGCTGCAACACACTTGTCCCACACCTTTGCAAGCAAGTCGTTGAACACATCGACATTAGGTATGTCGCTGCTCAACCGAGTGTTGATTGCTCGGCGTATCTCTTCGCCATACATTTTCTTTGCGGCATCGCTTTGCTTTGCGTTGTTTGGCGGAAGATACATGACCGCCATCTTCTTTACAAAGTGTTCATGTATTAGTGCTTCTCTTTGATTAAAATCCATTGAGTTTCTCCATCTGAAAGCGTTCAACCATTTCTTGAACTTCGGCTTTAAGTTTGTCCAAACCATCGCGCCGTTGGATTTCATATTGCAATGCAAGCAAATGCGCTTGCTCTATCTTGAAGGCGTAGTTGTTGTTTCTCTCCATCAATGCTTGGCATTTCTTTAAGCCGTGCAAAATAGTTGTGTGGTCACGATCCAAATAATTCCCTAGCGTTGTCGTTGTGTGTGCTGTGTTTCGGTAGCCGAGATAATACAGGGCATGGCGACCAGCCATCACATAACCGACCCGCCGCTTGCCTAGCAATAGGTCTTGCTCGATACCAAATGTTTCGCATATCGCTCGGACTAAACTCTTGACCGAGTAAGTCTCTTGCTTGTCTGCTTCAATCGTTATTGTCATGTTCATTTTCTTTCTCCATTAGTTCTTCTACAATTCTATCAGGCACAATCAGCACCCATTTGGGTGAGCCTTCTTCCCCCTTACCCAGCTTAAACAGGGCAACATCTCGGTTCTTTAATACCGAGAATGGGGAGGGAAAGCCTTTCTCTTTGCGATACTTGACCTCGGCAATATATTCTCGACCATTCAATGTAATCACTAGGTCGCCGGAATACTCTCCACCAAGCGCGCCGGATAGGGGCTGGCGTTTGACCGCCAAGCCCCACCCCTTGAACAGTTTCACGAACCAGTTTTCGTGATACGTTCCTTTTGCTTTACTCTTGCTGGTCATTCTGCATCATCCCAATCAACGTAATCAAAATGACGCTCTATAGTAACAGGAACAATAACTACTGCATCGCAATCATCCATTTCGCATTCCCATTTTTCTGATACGCCAACATCAAAAATTTCTAAAAACCTTAAATGTCCTGTAAAACATTTCTTACACTCTAAATTGTTCATCTTGCTTCTTCTCCATTGCCTTGACATAACAAGGGTCACACCATGTCTCATGCTCTATAGGGTCGGGACTAACCAGCAAGCAAACAAATTGGTGAGTTACTTCCCCACAAATGTCACACTTTGCTGGCTGTCCTTGCTTGTCTATCTTTCTCTTAGGCATGTTAAGACAACTGGGTTACGTTATATTCATCATCTTCAATGTGAGTGGCCTTCACGTTCCCTATCATTTCATTATTGACATGAAACTCATGTTTGCCAGACTTCCACATTTTCAATGCTTCCTCTTGACTGTTGGCATAGATTTCATACTCCCATGCACACTCGACATCAGCCAATACTAGAAATCTCCGTAGCTCCGACATTCCATTTCCTCCTCTGATAGATTTGTTTCTTCCCACTTGCTAATCATTCGACTGACAAACACACCACGCTTGAAGGCGGGGTTGTCTTCCTCGAATAAATCGGCAAGGCGTTCAGCGTCAGTCGGTGTGCTAAGTAGCGGCCCGACATTATCTACAAGCCACTCGTAATGGCGGCGATAAAATAGTGTATTCATTAGTCTTTCCCCTCCGGTAAGTCTTTAAGGTAAACAACAGTTTTGGATGTGTCGTGTTTATCCATGACATCAGTCCAATGTTTTGCCCAGTCCATGAGGTGTGTGCGTAAATTGTTATGTAACAATTCAGAAACACAGCCGCCGTCATCAGTTACTTGGTCTATTGTGTATGGACAATCCATATACACAGAAGCCAATAACTCTGGTTGGTCGGCTGATGGGACTACTCGTTGCACTGCTTTGAGGGCAGTGAAGCGAGGTGTTTCACCTCTCGCACGACCCTCGCGCATTAGTTCAATCATTTCATCTTCTAAGTTACTCAATGATGGGGTCATTGTCTTTTTCATCCTCTCGATAATGAATGGGAATATTTACTTTGATATGCAGCGTTGTGTTTGTGTAGCTTGATACAATGCAATGATGAGGGCAATCATCAAGCCAATCTAACGCTATTCGTAAGTTTGAGTTTTCAAGTTTCATCGTTCTACTCCTTTCGATGATGGGCGATTGACCACAGCACCCGCCCTCACTTGACGGAGGCGGGGCTGTGGACAACGCCCGGTTATTCAGCAGCCATTTTGACTGACTGATTCTCCTGCATCCAGTCGATAGACTGTTGCGCTTTTGCCATTGCTTTCAGCAACAGTTTGGGGCTGTCTTCCAAGCCCTTCTTCCAGCCATTGATATACTTGGCATGGTCGGGTGTTGGCTGCCGAGTGAGGCCGAGTGTGAGGGACAATAACACTGACCCCAACTCAGCAACCAACTCCTCGAAAGCATATGATTGGCTAAAGCTTGAGCCAGTCATATCTCTATCGAGGCGGGAGGAATGACCCGTCCAATGCACATGCTCGTGCATCAGTGTGCTGTAATAGTTTTGTGTAGCTGTCGCATCGGAAGTATCCTTGAACTTCCACTGCGGCGGCATGTTTATGTAGTCAGCTTTCGGCACATAGAACGCTCGGTCGCCGCCCTCTCGCACATCGGCATTGAGGGAGGTGATGAACCTGTCAGCGATTGCTTGCTGCGTTACCTCGTTGGGCTTTGCTGGTGGTTCGCTGCGTTCATAGCCTTCAAGCTGTTCTTCATTGAAGACAGCAGACACTTTCATCGTTTGATAAAACTGTTCTTCCCCCTCTCTGTCCTCGTATGTTCCAGAGACAAAGCGGCGAACCCATCCAGTGGCTTTCTGTCCTTTCAATACTTGCTTGCCAGCAGATTGCCACTGTTTGTATGTAGCCCATTGGTTTGATTCAAAGCCGCAGCCAGCACCAAGAGCCATCAATATAAATACATTTGACCCGTTGTATTCTGCACCAGTCACGCCGTTCACTGGGAGGAAGCCACTTGAACCAGTGGTCATCCACCCCTTTTGCCAGTCTGTCCCGTGTTCATCAAGCGATTCGATAAACGTTTTCAGAATCAGATCTGCATACTCACTACCTTTCATCGTTCTACTCCTTTCGATGATTGAGGTTGCCTCAACAGCGACCCTCACCCCCGGCGGGGTCGATGTTGAGAGCAACCAATTCTCCTCTCAACATTGTTGCTTCATTCTCTAGTTCATCAATCAAATCTTCTGTGTCATATCCATTGACACGAGTCTCACCGATTTCACTGTCGTAATAGCTGCCAGCTTCTTCCCAGATAGATTCAATTCGTCCTTCGATTTCATCTAACTCGTCTTCAATCTGAGCCATGCGTTCATGCAATTCATCTTCATTCATTTCACTTCCTCCAAAAGAAAACCAAGTTCATCACTCGTCGCAGCCTACGTTTACGCCACTGCCAGCGACTCAACGATTGCCGATGCAATTCATCTCGTATCAAATCTTTTCCAACAGTCATAGCAATCACCCCCCCTAAATATGCGTGACATATATCGCCAACAGAGCAAGGGCGAACAAACAAAGTATTTGCGTTATGTATATGAATATCATTGCTACCTCCTACAGTAGGTATATTTATACACGAGGTTATCCCCATGTCAAGGCATGAAAAAGGGGCGACAGCGTGAGCCATCGCCCCGGAGGGTTACTAAGCCAGTTTGTTTTTTGGCTTGTAGAGATAGTCTTTGTTGGTGCAGAACACCGAGTGTATCTCCATTGCTGCCTCAAGCTGTGCTGCCCAATCGGTAGCAGCTACGTGAAGTCGTTCAGACTGACGCTCGGCTCGCATCTTCTCGATGCTGGATGCGTTGTCATCTGACAGGACGGATACGCAATCTGCGATACCATTTAATGCTCGTCCTAATTCGTAATCAGCGAAGCTGCATTCGTTATAAGCTTTTCGTGATTTAGCATAATCATTAGATTGTGCATCAACGTTTGCAAGAATTACATCAGTCCAGTATGCGACTTGGGTTTGGGTTGCTTTAGCTTTTGTATTAGACATCTATCTACTCCTTATGTCTTGGTCAGGACTGTCCCGACCTTACAAAGACCACAAGACAACATGGGGGAATGCCAGTCAAAGCAAGCGAAGCGCAGCCCAGACAACCTTTGTGTGAGGCCGTAGGCCGAGCCGACCGATAGGGAGGGGACAGAAAGTTGTCCCTTTGACTGGGAGGCGACCATGTTGCATTGTAGGGCTTTGTTGGTTGGGTCAGTCATGCAGCAAGACTTGGAGTAGGTAGATAATGCAAAAGCGGCAACCCAGACGCAACGCATTGGACTGCATTCTTGCAAAGGGTGTTGCATATTTGCATCTTGATTTTACTTGACGAACCCTCTTAAACTCCGCTTAGCGGGTCAATGAATAGGAACATTATGGGTAACGCAGTTAAGAATCCTGAGACTGGTCTGACAGCCAAGCAAGAGGCGTTAGTTGAACACCTCGTAGCAAATGGCGGGACTGTGAAAGATGCCGCTCATGTGGCTGGCTATGCTGATGGTGACTCAGGAAGGGTGAGTGCTTCCAAAGCTTTAGCCCTCCCCCATGTCCAGTCGTATATGATGGAACGCATGCGACAGGAGTTGGGCGTTAAAGCGACACTAGCCGCCCACCAAGTAGCCCGCCTCGCCACCAACGCCAAGTCTGAGTATGTCCAGCTTGAAGCCAGTCGAGATATACTGGACAGGGCGGGTCTCAAAGCCCCTGAGAAGCATATGCACTTGCATGCAGGAGACATCAAGGTCGAGATTGACTTAGGCTAGAGACAGAATGTTTCTGTATATCAATCGCACTGGTAGTGGGGTGGGGGGCAAAAATCCTTACGGGTATCTTGCAATGTGGTCTCATACAAACATTTTTCCTTCTCAAGGCTCGTTAAAAAAGGTAACATCTCCCAATGAGTGAACTTATGCAAAAAGGGTTTAATACCCTAGACCGGACATTCCTTGAGACTGGAAAGCTTAAGACTGACGATGTTCCGCCAGAGGTTCTGTATTATTTTTCGGAAGCGTGTAGGCTCGCACCTCATGCAGAGCGTCTTGGTGACTGTTTCTTCCCCTTCCCCCTTCCAGAATTTTTAGACCCCGTAGAAGTGCGTGGTAAAAACCTGCGCTTTGAAGACTCTGTTAATATCCGCATACCTGACGAGTTTGTTGATGTGGGTGATATTCCAGAGATAGAATATTCTGATGATCCCTTCTTGCAGACTGGTCCGCTATCTACGCGCAGATACACCCGCATGAAGGAGGAAGTAGAAAAAATTTATAAGGACTTTGGGGCTGAGGACAGGACTACTGGCATAACACCTCCCTTGCAAGAGATGAACATCCCTGATCGAGTCAGAGAAGACCCGTTTGGTGCAGACTATACAGGGCAGATGAGGCCAGTAGATGAGTAAGAAGACACGCGCTGGTATTAAGAACCTCAAGTGCAACAAGCCGAAACGAACTCCTAGCCACCCAAAGAAGTCGCACGTTGTGAAGGCTTGCGAGGGAGGAAAGGAAAAAATTATTCGTTTTGGTGAGCAGGGTGCTTCTACTGCTGGCAAGCCGAAGGCTGGTGAGTCAGCGCGCATGAAAGCAAAGCGGCGTAGCTTCAAAGCGCGTCACAGAAAAAACATTGCCAAAGGCAAGATGTCTGCGGCATACTGGGCTAATAAGGTTAAATGGTGATTTAGATGACTTTGAAAAACAAACCAAGAGGAACGGTTGCTGGTAAGAAAGACCCTGTTGTTAAGGGCAAGGCAAAGCCAACTGTTCGGGGAAAAGCAAACCCGATTGTTCGTGGTAAGGCAAAACCCGTAATTGCGAAAGATGCGAAGGCTAATCCTCGCGGTGCTTCTGCTGGTCAGGTAAAAGGTGCAAAAGCTTTTTCTTCTGGTCGCAGCCTTTTAAAAACACTGTTTTCTCGTTTAAGTGTTCCCGCTGCTATTGCTGGTCTTGGCTATCAAGCTTACAGCGCAAAGAAAGACGTAGACACAAGCGTTGCGCAGTATGAGAAACAAGCCCGTAAAATTGCCAAAGAGTCTGCTGCATTGAAAGCACCGCCCAAGCGCGGTAACAATCTCTTCCTTGCTGGAGAAAAGGTTAATGTAAATAAGTCAGCCTTGAAGGCTTTGGAAACGCGAGAAGTTAAACCCCGCGCTATGGACAACCCAGCCAAAGCAAAAGAGCCAAAGGATAGCGGAAGGACTGTAAAAGAACTTTCGTTTGGCAAAGCTTTTGCTGCTGCTCGTAAGGCTGGCAAAAAAGAGTTTACTTGGAAGGGTAAACGCTATCACACACGCACCAAAGAAGAAGAGGCAAAGCGCGAAAAGTCTGCTGTTCGCACAAAACGCCGGAAGATGAAGGTAGGCAAGCCCGGGTATAACCGAAGGACGGTTAAGTAATGCCTAACGTAGCCGGGAAGAAATACCCATACACCCCTGCTGGCATTAATGCGGCTAAGAAAGCTGCCGCCAAGAAGAAGGGGAAAAAGAAATCAATGTTGAAAGGATATGGTAAATGAGCAAGCTTTATAAAATTGATGGTTCGGAATACATCAGCAAAGATTATTTCGTTCTTCCTGATGGTCGCCCTCACTCAGGCAAGTCGTTCACCACTGATAGTGTTCGTCTGTTTACGGAAGAGGAACTTGCTGATCGCGGCGTGAAGGCAGTAGCCCATGTGCCGGAGAAGCGCGTTCAAAAAGTTAAAACAAAAAATACCCCCACCTCCTTGCGTAAGTTGAAGGAAGAAGAGAATGGCGGTTAATGAAGCCGGAAACTATACCAAGCCACGGATGCGTAAGAATCTCTTCGAGAAAATTAAACGCGGTGGCAAAGGTGGCTCGCCGGGGCAATGGTCTGCACGGAAGGCTCAGATGCTCGCGCGCGAATACAAGGCTCGTGGTGGAGGCTATACTAGCTAATGAAAGCCCCACAAAAATCTCTTCGCGCTTGGACAAAACAGAAGTGGCGGACTAAATCAGGCAAGCCCAGCACTCAA